GCATTGCTGATGCAGAAGCTTTATCAGCTGCTATTAATGCTGCTGGATTTACTTTTGTACAATCTGAAGTAGATTCACAAAATAGATTAGTAATTAAACATACAGCAGGCGGTGATATACTCTTTGACAATGGTGGTGGCACTAGCCCATTACCATTAATTTTCGCAGTTTACTTGTATGAACCAGGATCAGATAACACAGGAAAAACACGTTTCTTACACGATGCTCCAGACACAACTAATGAATACATTGCTAGCAACTGGGAACCACTAGTTTATGCTGCTTCAACTACAGCGCCAGCTCGTATTCCACTTGAAGGACAATTATGGTACAGCAGTGTAATTGATGAAGTTGATATCATGGTACACGATGGAACAACCTGGAAAGGTTATCAGAATGTATATGGAACTGCAAGTGCTCCACAGGTAGCAGCAAGTGCTCCAGAGACTAAAGCGGACGGAGTTAGCGCACTAGTAACAGGCGATATTTGGATTGACAGCAGTAACTTAGAAATGTTCCCACAAATTTATGTTTATAATGCTGCTTTAACTAACAGACCAGTTATCAAGCGTTGGGTACAACGTGACACAACTGATCAAAGCACTGAAAATGGTGTTCTATTTGCTGACGCACGTTGGACAGACGTTGGAACAGATGGCGGAGCAGATGCTAGCACAATTGCTGATCTTTTAGTCAGCGACTTTTTAGATCCAGATGCTCCAGATCCTGCACTATATCCAAAAGGTATGTTATTATGGAACCTACGTCGTAGTGGATTTAATGTTAAGCAGTTTAGAAGAGATTATATTGATGTGACAGCAGAGAACCCACGTGACGGTGATGCTTCAATGGCAGATTACTATCCACATCGTTGGGTAACTATCAGTAGTAATCAAGACGATGGTTCAGGTAGTTTTGGACGTAAAGCACAGCGTAAAGTTGTTGTACAACAACTACAGGCCGCAGTTAACAGCAATGATGATCTACGTGACGAAGAACGTCGTGTGTTTAATTTGTTAGCTTGTCCAGGATATCCTGAGCTAATTGGTGAATTAATTACATTAAATTATGATCGTGCATTAACTGGATTTGTAGTCGGTGATAGCCCTGCAAGATTAACACCAGATGCTACATCATTATTAAGCTGGTCAAGTAATGAAAATCTAGCTAACGAAGATAATGACATCGGTGCTGCTAGCTATGATGAATATATGGCAATGTTTTATCCTTGGGGATACAGCAGTGACAACTTTGGTAACAACATTGTAGTACCACCGAGCCATATGATGTTAAGAACAATTGCGTTAAATGATCAAGTTGCTTATCCTTGGTTTGCTCCAGCAGGTGTAAGACGTGGTGGTATTACAAATGCTACAGCAGTTGGTTATGTTACCGGGGAAGGCGAGTTTAAGAGTATAGCTCTTAACACTGGACAACGTGATACATTATATGAGCAAAAAGTTAATCCTATCACATTTTTAACAGGAACGGGATTAGTTAATAATGGGCAAAAAACAAGATCTAAAGCAGCCAGTGCATTAGATCGCATTAATGTAGCTCGCTTAGTTGTATATCTACGTAGACAATTAAATCTATTAGCTAAACCTTACATTTTTGAGCCAAACGATAAGATAACAAGAGACCAAATCAAAGCAGCAGCTGAAGCCCTGTTATTAGAATTAGTAGGCCAACGTGCTTTGTATGATTACATTGTTGTATGCGATGAATCAAATAATACACCAAGTAGAATTGATCGTAACGAACTATGGTTAGATATAGCTATTGAGCCAGTTAAAGCTGTAGAGTTTATCTACATTCCATTACGTATTAAGAATACTGGCGAAATTGCGAGCTTAGGCTAATTTAGGAGAATATAATGGCAATCGCTTCATTGAAAAATTTTACAGTTCCATTAGCATCTAATGCTACAGCCACTAACAATGGTTTGCTGATGCCTAAGCTAAAATACAGATTTAGAGTTGTATTTTTAAACTTTGGTACAGGTGGTAGTGGGGTTACTGAGTTAACTAAACAGGTAGTTGATGCTACTCGTCCTAATGTACAGTTTACTAACGTTCCTATCGAAGTTTATAACAGTAAGGTAAACATTGCTGGTAAGCATACTTGGCAAAATCTTACAATTAACCTACGAGACGACGCTGTTGGTAATATTAGTAAAATAGTTGGCGAACAGTTACAAAAGCAGTTTGACTTTTTAGAGCAAAGCTCTGCTGTTGCTGCCCAAGACTATAAGTTTCAAACTAATATTGAAATATTAGATGGTGGTAACGGTTTAGATAACAATACAACATTAGAAACCTGGGAGTGCTATGGTTGTTATCTTGAACAGGTTAACTATCAAAACTTAGCTTATAGTGACAGCAACCCTGTAACAATTGCTTTAACTGTGAGAGTTGATAACTGTTTACAAACAAATGGCGCAGGAAATTACCCAGGAGTTGGGGCTAAGATAGCTAGAGCTATTGGCACATTGGCTAGCGGTCAATCAACTTAATTAAATCAGTAATTGATTTACAAAAAACACCTTCGGGTGTTTTTTTGTAGGTAGTTATAAACTACGTACATTATATTTCTAATAAATATTTGTATGACAAGTAAAAGTAATAGTTGGTTCATTAATAATTTAACTAGCCCTAAAGGGCAGGTCGCCGATTTTCAACACGCAGCAAGACTGTTTGTTGATGATGATTTAAGGTTAGCTCCAAAGTTAAAATTTCAATTTCACGTATCATTTAGCATAAACACATCTGCTCTAAAAAGTTTAAATTTTAATTACAGACATCAAGAAGAGTTCAATATGTTAGTAAAAACTGTTGAGCTTCCTAAATTTAGTGTACAAACCGATACATTAAATCAATATAACCGAAGAAAAGTTACACAAGTAAAGCTAGATTACCAACCAGTAACAATAACATTTCACGAAGATAATAACAACATTGTTAGAACTTTATGGGATAGCTATTACAGCTATTACTATGCTGACAATGATGCTTCGAAGATTAAGGCCAATTATATTAGGTCTTCTATGCTAGGGCCTACTTTTATTAGAACTCCATATAACTCTGTACAGTTAATTAATCCTATAATCACTGCGTTTAATCATGATACTGTAAATTATACAGCTTCTGAGCCTATCCAAAATTCAATGACATTAGCCTATGAAGCAGTAAATTACGACGAAGGTATGGTGTCTAAAGGTAACCCACCAGGGTTCGCATCAAGCCATTACGATCATGTTCCTAGTCCTTTAAGTTTAGCCGGAGGTGGAACAGCTACAGTTTTTGGCCCAGGTGGTGTGCTAGCAGGCGTATCAACAGTGTTTGGTGATCTAGCATCCGGAAAAACCTTTTCAAATCCAGCTAACTTTTTAACTACAGCAATACAAACTATCAACACATACCAAAATGCTAAGAGTCTGACTAAAGCAGGAGTTAAAAACGAATTAGAAAATATCGCTGTAAAAGGAATTACTGCCGGTGCTAGAGAATTATCAACACCAAGCTCTCCTTATAATAGGCAATTTCCTGTAAACGACACAGGAAACCAAACTGAAACGACCCAAGCAAAACCTTATAGTGGCGGTGGTGGCATATGATCGAAAAACAAAATTTTCCTAGCAATGTTCCTCCAGACAGCTCAGCTAAAGTAAAATCCTTTTTTGATCGATATTTTTTACATCAAATAACATTTCCTAGTAATCAAATCGATGCTGTGGTGGGACATTTTATCAAGCGTGGATTTGATGAACTTGCTGCTAAAAGCACTGCTATAGTATTATTAACTCAAAGCAGGTTAGAAAATGTAAATGTTTTTCAGTTATTAGACACGCTAAAAGGAGTTTCCGATCAAGAGCTTAGTTTAGTAGTTGCTGAAGTATTAAATGTTTACAGAGAAAAAACAAGCAGTCTGGGATTTAAAAGTTCAGCTATAGTTGAAAATTACGAGAGCAGAAATATACGTCAATGAAACGTAGTTACGCTCAAGGAAAATATAATATTATGAACCCTGACAAATATGTGGGTAATCATCAACCTACATATAGATCAAGCTGGGAATGGAACTTTATGAGATTTTGTGACAATAATCCTCATATATTAAAATGGGCCAGCGAAGCAATTAAGATACCCTACAAAGATCCTTTTACAGGGCGACAAACTATATATGTGCCAGATTTTTTTATACAATATGTAGACAAAAATAGTAAAGTTCACACAGAACTAATTGAAGTAAAGCCAGCTAACCAAACACTAAAGGAACAGGTAGGAAAAAGTAAACATAATCAAATTCAATATGCTAAGAATCAATATAAATGGCGTGCGGCCTATGAATGGTGCGGAAAACAAGGAATTAAATTTAGAATCTTAACCGAAAATGATTTGTTTACCAATAGATAAGTATTTGTATGAAAAAGCTAGAAGAAATACTTAATCTACCCGAATCTAAGAAAACTATTAAAAAAGCAGAACGCGAAGAGATTAAACAGGCTAATCAACCTATGTTACGAGACATAGGTGAATTTGACAAAATTAGTGCAGCTCTTCCTCAGGTCAAAGGACTAGGGGATATGAGCGACAGCGAATTTGATTCATTAGCCCAACGTGCTACAGATGCTTTCGATGATTTAATGGATTTAGGAATGAATGTGGAGGCTAGGTACAGTGGTCGTGTATTTGAAGTTGCCAGTACAATGCTAAAAAATGCTATCGATGCTAAAGCAGCCAAGATAGACAAAAAACTTAAAATGATAGAATTACAGATTAAGAAAGAAAAGTTAGATAAAGAAACTCCTAACGAAAGTGTAGATGTTAGCGGTACAGGAGTTATTGTGTCAGATCGCAATAGCCTAATTGAAAAACTTAAGAATATGAAATAAATATATTATTAGGATCACGGTATGAAATCTTTTAAAGAATACTTAACTGAAAGTCAGGAAGAAAAAATATACAGCTTTAAACTTAAAGTTGCAGGCGAGTTGCCTGACAACTTTGAAGACGTTGTAGAAACCTGTTTAAAAAAATACGAATGCTGCAAATTTACAAAATCAAAAACAGTGCCTATTCAAGAAAACCTTCCAGACTTTCCAGATCTTAAAAATTTAGAAGTTAGTGTGTTTGATGTAGATTGCAAGTATCCAACAACAAGTACAGTTCTAACAAGTTATATAGCAGAGCATACTGGTGTACCAGTTAGCTTTGTAAAGGTAAGAAGTCTTAAAGAAGAAGAAGCAGCAGAAATTAAAGACAACCCAGAAACAGCCGGAGGAAAAGCTCTTATTGGACAGTGTGACTTTCCGAAAGAAAATCATCAAAACATTGTAGGAGAAAAACACGTATCTGCTTTCTTAAAAGAGCTTGCTAAAGAACGTAAAAAGAACGAACCACAACAATACAAAGGTGTAAATGACCAATTATTAGCTAAAAAAGCTCATAAAGAAAAAGCTAATGAGATGGCTAAACCAGGACCAGCAAAAAGTGCCCTTAAGGGTCTTACTGGAAGATTCCAAAATTAAGGACATCAAAATGAATTTCGAACAACTTTATAAAAAAATATATGAATTAGATAATCCTGTTGTAGAAGAAC